TGCTGTTTGAATCTTACTAAGTCCGCCTGAGATATGACTGTGATCAAATTCAATTTCTTCTACGCTTGCTCTGTTCAGCTGACTTGCTGTCACAAACACAGTATTCAATTCCATTGCCAGGTTACGCAGTTCTTCTGATACGTACTTGTCTTTGATAAACAGATTCTCAGCACTTACCTTAGCACCATTAGGCATCAACAAGTCTAGATAGTCAACAAGTATTACGTCTACCTTTCTGTTGGTTTTGATTTCATATTCTTTGATGTATGCTCGCACGTCATTGGGTGTCTTACCACTGGGCATATACTTGACTTGGAATGCGCCCGACTTCTTGCCAATCATTTTTACTTTCATTTCTACGTCGTCGATATTTTTGAAAATATCCCGCGAAGGTATGTCAGTAACCATCGAGTCCACACGCATACTAACCAAGTTCTCTGAAAGTTCTAGTGTTAGGTACAGCACGTTCATTCCATTAAGTGCCCAGTTAACTCCTAAGTTAGCCAAAAACAAACTCTTACCTGCTCCTGATCCGCCAGCAAAGATATTCAGTTCACCTCTGTTAAATCCGCCAAACAGTTTTTTGTCAAGACTTGCCCAGCCTGTACTTACCTGCCCGTTGTTGTCTTTGATTGCTTCTAGTCTAGCTCTCGGGTCAGAAAAATAGTCTGTGCCCAAATCCTTTTGTAACCCAATTTGAACAGCCTGTTTTACTAGATCCTCAACAGGCCCGTACTCACCTTTTTCTAACATGTCAGCACTCTTGAGAATTGCTTCTTCTAGTGCCTTGTGCCTAGTAAATGTTTCGAACTCTGCCAGCAGCCAATCGTAGTGTTCTTCTTTGAGTGTGCCCGGATCTTTCAGGTCTGCTTTTGCGGCTGCGTTAATCATGTCGAAAGTAGGCAATGAATTATGATCACCTACATAATCGTTGAGAAACTGTGCGGCATCTTGTAATCGTCTATCAAAATATTTGGAATCAAAGATGCCTTGACAGCGAACAAATGTTTCCGCATCGCTCATCATCATTTCTAGATATACTTTTTGTATATCATAGCCATAGTCTGTGTTCTGTCGCGTCATACTATTATTTTACTCCTTTTAGCTCACGTGTCAATCTCTTGTGGCTGTACGGAACCATTTTTTTATTCCTAATTTTATTTTAAGTTGAGAGCTTTCAGCGCCTTTTACTATAGAATACAGTGTATATAGTCTTCCATATCGCGCTACACTATCTCCAATATCATTACATTCACTTGACCATAAAGGAAAGCTCACACTCCATCCTCGCTCCATGGCCTGCTGAGCCAGTTTCTTTCCAGATAAGTCTCTGTCAGCTATAACAATTATCGGCTTGTTTAGCCTTTCTAATAAGAGGGCCTGCTGTTCATTTATTTCACTACCACCTAACGCACAGCCTTTTATGTGTATAGCATCCAGTTGACCTTCACAAACTATTACAAACTGTTTATCATAGGTTTGATCATCTAGGCCATACACAAAGCCCGGTTGAGTTTCAGATAGATATTTAGGCTTCTTGTCAGACAGCACTGTTCTGGCAGTCCAACCAACTGTCTTTCCTTCGTAATAAAAAGGAACAATTAGTCTATCTCTATAACCCAAGTTAGGACTGTAGTAAAAGTCAGTGTCATCAAGCTCAAAATTCCTACTGTTAATATATTCAAGAACCTGTACACTGTGTTTGTCAAAATCTGTCATGTCTGAAATCTTCACAGCGTCTTTAGGCAGCTGAACACTAGTAAACTCAGGTAAACTAACAAGATGTGTGTGTGCTTCAACACCCTCGTTGTCTCGCAGAATTTGAAGAGCAAGTTTGTTAATAGTGTCATCTGGAACACCAATCCACCTTAGTAATTTTTTCATTTTAAAGGAAAGTGAACGACCCAGTTGCCAACTTGCTTTAAATCCACAATTGAAGCAGTTATAGCTTATCCCACCGTCTGGATTAGAAATAAGTCCGCCTCTGCTTTTGGTATCGCGCGAATGACCATTGTGATGGCAGCAGGGTGCATCAAACGAAATCCATCCACTTGGCGTTTGTTTTCTCTTAGCCGGTAGATAGGTAAACAGTACGTCTTTGACAGCGCTCATACTAGTATTGTAGCAGAAGCTATTATTTTAGTCAATCAGTTTCTTACTAGTATTTTTGATATGCCACTAGGATCGGTTTTTGTACTAAATCTCAAAAATCTGTACACACCGTTAAAACTAGCAGAAACAGGTTCGCTGGCATTTGAGATATTGATATCGGCTACACTAGCCCAAACCGTAGTGCCTACAACTTGGTTCTCTAGTGTGGCTTCTACTGTAAGTGTGCCTTCAAAGTCCTCTGAGTAAACGGCAACAGTGTGAAGAGCTTCGTTGTTGTTTTCTTCTGGATTTATGGCTGATATTTCGCTAATCCAGTATTCTTCTTCATCTAGTTCACTATCGACTTTTGTAAATGTTTCTACAACTAGAGATTCTTTAGGAGCTGGAAAAGCTTCGCTGCTCAAGTATATCACACCACTGTTACCGAAATGACTGTCTGAGTAGGTAACTATTTTGTCATCAGCTTCATTTACTAGATAGATTGTGTAGCTTAGATACTGTTGGTCAATGTTTAGAAGCTCACCATCAGTTATCTTTACAGTGAATAATCCCTTCAGCGAGCTTGATCCGTCGTCTAAAACTTCGCACTGTTTTTCGAGAATTTGATTTTTATTTTCGTCGAATATCACAATAAATGGTGTGTATAAGCTGGTATTCAAAGGTTTTTGATCGGAATTCAACAATCTAAACTGGAGGGTATTGTCTATGTTTTTATAAACTTGTATGTGGCGTTGATACACTGGTCTGTACTCCGTTACATAGCCTGCTTCATTAGCAATAATGGTGACTCTGTTATTGACTAAATATCTCTGTGTAATTTGCATACAACTATTTATTTGTTATGTTATTGAAAAATATTAAAGAAAATTTCCCCTTTATAAGTGTTGTGACCTATGGCGGTGAAGAGTTTGTTGGAATTATCAGCAACCAAGATAACAACGTCACCAGTATGTACGTTTACAGTAAACTTAACACAGATGAAGAAAAATCCCGCCTGCTAGAATTAGGACAGATATGGTGGTGGGAAAGCAATCGAATGATTCCTATAAACATCTTTATTAGAAAAGAAATGGAGTCTTTTCGTCATTGTCTAGTAATGATGAGCACAAAAGATGTAAAAGTCACAATGGGCCCTTGTGTTAATCTTAACAATCTAGCTGTAAAAAGGGTGAAGAGAAAAAGTATTCAGCTTATCAAAAAACCAAGAAGCTAAATTAATTCGCTGTTTTTGGTTCTTCCACTTCTGCCGCTATATTGGCTAGTAAACTTATTATCACCTACACAGTGTTCTAAAAAACTATTCCTAGAAAATAAATTTACATTATTCCAAGTAACTGTTTTGGAAAGAGCTAATTTAGCTAACCAAAATCCGTCCCACGGCTTAGTTTCGTTGAGTATTTCTTTGTCTACGTATCCTTGTTTAAGCCAATTAGACACTGTTGAAATTTCAGAATTCTCGCAATCAAAAATTAGTATACCTGATTCAATATGTGGTGTTTGTTTTATGTGTTCTAGTTTTCCTGCGAAACACTTATTTTGTAAAGCCTCTGCTAACCAATCTTTATTTGGACTGTGTTTTACTATTACATCCGCATCTAGCCATACTACATATCTGTCTGTAGAATTTTCTATAGCATTCAACGTTGTAAACATTTTAAAACTCCATCGAAGTGCCTTTTTATACCAATTAATTTTTTTATTGTTGTCTAGTGTTCTAGTAATCGCGGCAATGTGTTCATAAAAGTCATTCCATTGTTCACATTCTTTATGAAAATCTCTAACAGCGATTCTGCTAGGAAACGACGGGTCGTGTGATTCAGCATAGTAATCAATTTTCCAAGCGGCGGGAAAATATCTAGCCCAGGAATCCAAATTTCTACCATATAGGTCGTAACCATCTTTGTGAAGTGTAGTAACTATTTTAACACTCATACATTTGCTCACATAACAGATTCATGTGTACTATTACTGCTACTGCGTAAGAAAACGCATGTGATTTCTTAAAGTAATAGTCGCCATTCTCCGGTTTAGTCCATACTTCCTGAAATATCGTTGTCCAGTCCTTCCCAATCAGGTATCTCTTGGCTGGTCGTATCATAGACAGGACGGCAGCTAATTTTTCCACTGAATCGGGGCAAGTCTGCCTCAGAATTTGCCCATGGCCGTTCAAATGAAATAGTTGATCCACAAACTCGTCGTGAAGTAAAAGTTCCCATAATGGCTCCTTGTTCATCAGTTGCTCTAGGTGTGCTTCGTCTCGCACATCTTTATAGATGCTTACGTTGAGAAAGTCAAGTTTAAAGTAACCGCGTTCTTCTGCGGTTTTGTAATCTATGGTAGATAGGTTGTTGACAGGATTGTGAGGAATCTCAGTCACATAGACTCCAGTGTTGTGTTTTGTGTTCGTGTCAAGAGCTGCTGTTCTGTGCTTTATTAGATCAAGCACTGTTTGACGATCAGCTAGGTCTATGTCAATGTCAGGAAGATCTATCATAGTCCACTTTCTCTTGCTACTTCTCGCACCAGCTCTACATCACTGCTATGCCGTTTAAATCTCATCGCCCAGTGTTCTGGATTTATAACATGATAGACCAAGTTTAACTGTTCGTCGTTGAACTTGCTGAGCATCTCTTTGCCACTGGAGCAGTTTAGGATCAGCCACGGTGATATCTTGCCATCTTTGATATGCCACACTGCTCTGTTAAGACTCACACGTTGAAAGTAGTGATTCCAGGGTGCTGGCTCGTTCTCACTAGCCCACTCTAGCATGGTCTGTATGCTGCGCTCTAGTGCTGTGGTTACGTCTTCTCGCAGTATGAGATCAATGGCGTATTTTTCATACATTTCTTCTCTACACCAATGATCCAGCTTCACACCACTAGTTACTACATAGTCTATATAACGCTCAGGATATAAAGGCCGAACATTACTAATAAAGGAACCAAATTTAACAAAAGCATTATAATAGGGTGACCCGACAAAATCCTCATAGGTTTTTTCTTTTTTCGACCCTGCTGATAGTTTATAAAATCTTTGAAACGCATAAAGTCCGTGCCTCACTCTCTTTTCATCTTTCTGTAGCCAACGTCTCTTTGGCTCGCACATATGAGCGGCAAGAGTTTTTTCTCTCACATATCCCTTGCCGCAGTATTCGCACACATATGGCTTATCAGAGCTTTGGGTTTTCGATACCATGCTCTTCAGCCAGTTGCTTGATTTCTTTTTTTGTAGATAGTCTAGCAAGAAGTTCTACCTCATCAGTTTTCATGTTAGGATAAATTTGTTCTAGCAATTTGACTGCTTTGCTATTAGATTCTCCTTTTTTCTTATGACCAATATAAGGATGAAATTCTAAGTCGCCGGTAGCACCGCTCATACACAACAGTTGCCACATCAGCTCTTGGTGCCCATTATCTTTTCCAACACCGATTGTGTTAAAATGCTTGTTGTAATATTCATTGGTAAGCAGCACCGCACGTTCTTGTTTTGCTCTGCTGCCTTTCACAGCGCTAACATATCGGTTAAGTAACCAAAATCCCACACTCTTACGTTCTTCATCTGAGAATTCTTTCCAGGCACCTTTATAGTTCATGTCTATACAGCCTAGAATTTGTTTTAGATTAAGTTTATCCGTCATAATGATATTTTACTATATTAGATACTGTTTTGTCAAAGTCTTTTAGGTTCAGCATATTTGCTCC